TCGTCGAACAGCAAGCGTGGATACTGATACCCATTGCTGCCATAATTCAGCGGAGCACTGCCACTCAATTGCGGTGGCAGCAATGCCCATGTTGGAGAAGCGCTGCCAAACGCGTCGGTTGAACGGATAACACAGTAGGCCCCATTAGCACCCTGCAGTGTGACCCACACGGATTGGGTAACCTGATTGACCTTGACCCCCACAGGTTGCACCGGCGTCGTGAGTAAGTCGCTCACAAATGCCCAACTAGCGGGCGTGATGTTCTCCCACGTGGGACTGGCGTCTAGGAAATTACGTGTCCGCAAAATAGCGCCGGCATTACCCGCATTGGCGTTGTATACCACCAGGACAACGTGACTTCCGTCAGCCCAATGTTCCGGTTCGGGCAACGGGTCCCATATTGGTGGAACTAATGGAGGGAGGCCGGGCGTTGGGTAAACAATCGGCGGCGGTAGCGGTACAGGGACCGCGTTCACCCCACGACCATAGGCCCGCCCGCCAATGGTGTGCTGCCAGCACAGTCCCGCAGCGTCAAACGTGAGGTCTGCACTCTCGACAGCTATCCGTGCACCATCCGGTAGGTCGGCAACCGCCCAGAGCGCAGGGTCGATGGCATACCCCGGCTCGACGCTATACCGGTCTGCGGTGTTCTCAATGGCGATGTACCGCCCGGCCCACGCCTGCAACTCCGCCGCCGAAACCGGGGCCAGCCCATTCACTTCAGCCGGCGCGCCCCACGGTCCGGGTGCAGCCGGAGCCTGGGCTAAAGCCGGCTGATACGTCGCGGCAGAGCGATATACCCCACCGCAACGCACCTGATTGACGGTAGGCTGCGCGTGCTCGATGCCCACTGCCCGACGCAAATCTGCCGGGTCACTGAGATCGTAGGCGTTCAAGGCTGCCCACGCACCAGTAGACAGAAACAGCGGATCGGTCCAGACCACAAACCCGCCGGAGCGTTGCCCGCGCGCTTGCCAGAACGCGCTTTTGAGCACTGCCTCGACCTGTTGTGGTACGCTACCGAGCGTGAACTCCTGCCCCGCGATAGACCGCTCCGGCGCGCCACCAATATCACAGTTGACGACTTCGGGCAACGTGCTGTGCCAGTACAGCAAGAACCACAGCGCACGCGCCAGGGTTAGCGCGTAGACCTCCGCCCACTCGCTGGGCGTCTCAGTATCGACCAGCGAGGTGACCAGGAACGGGTAGGCGTGCAGAAAGCGCGAGAAGGCCAATGCGCCTTCCAGTTTCAGCGATTGCGTGACAATCTCGAAGGTCGTGCTCCGCGATTCGGGAACCACAAAGCCGAAGAATACGACCGCGCGGGTTTCCGCATCAACGATGGCCGCCGGCCCATATTGCAGCAGCACGCCAGCATGTGTCAACTCTATATCCAGTGACCATCCGCGCGCCATGTCCCAGCGCGCGCGACAACTGGTCACGCCGTCAACCGTCAGCGCATCACCGACCCAGACCGGCAAGTAGCGTTTAATTGTCGTGCCGTGCGCGTCCGAGACAACCAGACGGATGTAGCGGAATCCGGGCGTGCTATAGCTACAACTGACCGCAGCGCCGGCGCCGGCGATGACCCCGCCGGCACCAGCATCCCAGGCATAGGTCAGCGGCGCGGCATCGGCCAGATTCGGGTACGATGCGCTGGCGTCAAGCTCGATCTCGTCACCGATTTGACACCATACCGCTTCAGCGAAATCGTTTGTCCCGATCCGACCACGCAGCAATGCCGTGGGCGGCAACTCCGCCTGCCAGGGCGTGGGAAACGCGATGTCGAAATCCTTATACACCATACCGTTATAAATCCGCTGGTAGCGCGGCCACGGCAGCCGTGCGTCGTAGAGCGCGATTTGATCCCCAACCGCGAAGACCACCGGCGTCTCAGCCAGAACCAACACGTTGCCGTCCCGCGCGCGCACGCGCGTCAGGTTCGCGCTGATATGGGTCAGCAGCAGATTCTCGATGTGAGTCGGAAAAGCCCCGCCTGTTGTGGCGACCGTCAGACAAAACGTGGCGGCGTTATAATTCGCTACCGTCCCCCACCACAACGGTGTCGTGGGAGGGGCCAGCAATTGCAGGCGAGCCTGGTCGAGATTCACACGCCCTCCAATAAAACAAGCTCTATTTCAACATCGCGGTAGTAGCCGCCCCAACGCTCCAACGTGCGCGGCTCTGGCAAACGAGCCAGAGCGCGCCATTGCTGCCACTCGTCTACGTCGTTGCGCGTTTCGACGTAGACCTCGCCGGAATAGCCGCCCACCAGGTCGCGCAACGCGCTCCACTGCGCAATACTGAGGGCGGCGAAGGCCCACACCGCGCGCGGGTAGCCCACGTCCACCGTCGTCCCGGCGAGCGTGGTCAGACGTTCCGCGCCCGGATTATAGGTACTACGTGGAGCGTGCCCTAGCCACGCAGTACATTTGTCGGCATCCACTAACGGAAATGTGGCAGCGATACGATAGTCGCCCACAACTCACCCTCCCACTGTCATTGCAGTATCTCGGCCAATTCTCTGCTGAAATCGCCGAGCCGTTGCTCGATCCAGGCCCGGTCGCTCGACCCTACGCCGGTGAACGAAGCCTGAACTATCACCCCACCGCCACGCCCGACCACGTTCTGTTGGGTAAGCCGGCCACCTAAGATGCCCTCCAATTGCCGCGCCGTATTTTGGCTCAAAACATACTCCCCGGCGTGAACGAGCGCCGGGCCGGTATGCCGCACGTAGCCGCCCTCCTGATACGATCCGCTGCCCTTCTGATATTGCTGAAACGCATCCCAGCTATTCGTCATTGTTTGCGGGGTCGGCAGAGAAGCCACGTAATTGGCCCACTGTTGACGGTTGGCAATCAAAAACGCTTGCGCGTCGGCCAGCATCGCGTTCTGGTAAAGCCGTTGCTGTAACTGCGACTGTTGGTAATACCCGGATTCGGCATTGAGCCGCTCGAAATACTCACGTTTGAGCCGGGCCATCTCCTCATCGTGCTGTTGTTGCAATTCCGTTACCTGTGCAGCGTGATCGGCGAGGCGCTGCGCGCGCTCCACTTCATATTGCGCCGCCAGCTCCTGCATCTTCTGGGCGTGCTGCGCGGCGCGTTCGGCCTGTTCGGCGGTGAATTCGCGGGCGGCCTGGGCGCGCTCCTCGGCGAAATCTTCCTCGGCGCGCTGACGTTCGGTCGCGTACTGCTGGTTTTCCTTGTACAGACCGGCGGCATCGCGCGCCAGCGTCAAATCCCACACACGGCCCTCGTGATCCTCCTGCATCCGTTGCATATCTTTCTGGTGCCGCGCCTGCGCCTCGGCCTCCTGGCGGTGGTAGTTGGCGGCGGCCTGCGCGGCAGCTTCGTAGAAAGAGGCTTCCTCGGCGGCCCGACTTTTCTGGTAGTCGCGCGCCAGATCGGCGAGGTCGCGCTGCAAATCGCGCTCAGCCTCGGCCAGCGCGGTCTGGAATTCGCTCGCGGCCTCCGCCTCCGCCTGGAGCATCTCGGTGTAAATGTCCACGATGTTCTCTTTCTGCTCCTCGGTCAGGGAGGCCAAGCCCTTCGTCACTGCGGCTTGCTCTCGAAGCTGGTAGTTGTAGTTCTCGGTTTCCTCAGTGGCCTGGGCGGCGGATAAGGCAAGTTGCATTATGGCCTCGCCGAAACTGCCGCTCCCATTGCCGAGCATTTCTGTAACGCCGGCAATTGCCGCCTCAATCTCGGCGTATTTGTCAGCTAACGCCTGGCCGGAGAGGGTACGCAGCGTCCCCCCCATCAGTTCACGCAGGCGCGCGGTATCCGCGCCGCCGGCGCCCAGGACGGTCTTCCAGTAGTCCAGGTTGAATAGCGTGGCGCGCTGGCCCTCGCCCTCGCGGACCACGTACTTGTCGAGCAGTACGAGATCGGCGCGCAGGTCGCCCAGCACGTCTTGCAGTTCCTCCACTGAAGCGCCCTGTAATTCGGCCAGACGTTGCACGGCGGCGGCTTCACCCTCGCGCGTGGACCCCCAGCCGGTGATACTTTGGCCGGTGAGGGCCTGGCTGCCCACTTCCGCCACCGTGGCCGCCAGCAATGCGCTGCCGAGAATCTTGCCGATGTTGATGGCGCTCGACTTCTCGATGGCGGCTTCTTCCACCGCGCCTTGTTTCTCGATAGCGCCCTCCTCGACCGCGCCCTGTTTTTCGATCTGGGCAGCTTCGGTGGCCGCGCGGGTGATGATGGCGCGAAATTTCTCGGCAGCGGTCGCCACCGAGGTGTTGAAGTTGGCGCGCGCGGCTTCAGCCTTGGCCAGCGTGGCCTTATATGCCGTTACCACCGTCTGCACACTGAGGACCAGCTTGGAGACAGTCCCCACCGCCGTGATGACCGTGCCGATTGCCAGCGTACCGGCGGCCACCATGGTCATCGTCTTCACCATCCACGGATTGGCGTTGAGCGTATTGATAAGATCGGTAATCAACGCCGTGCCCTTTTCCAGAAAGGGCAGCGCCAACTGCACGCCCTGCTGCCCGATGCTCAACCACAGCGCCTTCCAACGCATTTGCGCTTGCTGGACTGCATATATGTCGCTGGCCTCCCAATCGGCGATTTGTTGCTCCCACGTCGCCAGCGCGCCGCGTTCGATTTCGGCAGTGGCTTCTTGTAAAGCGTTTTTCTCTTCTTTGCGCGCTTCAATTTGCGCGCGCAGCAAGGGGGTCAAGGCTCGCATTCCGTTCACGTCGAAGAGAACCGCCAACGCCGCTTCACGTTGTTGGTCGGTCATATTCTCCGTCGCAGCGGCCAGCATGTCGATGGTCCGCGCCGTGCCGATAAATTGCCCCTGCGCGTCGAAGAAGGGTGACTCGCTGCCAAAGAGATCAGTCAGCACCTCTTTGGCCTCCTCGCTATTGGGCACGAGCAGATTCTCCATCATCCGCCCCAAGCTGGTGCCGGCCATCGTGCCGCGAATGCCGTTATCACCGAGGATCGACAGCATTGCCGCCGTCTCCTCGATGGGGACATTGAGGCGGTCGGCGGTCGTGCCGACGTATTTGAACGCCTCGGCCACATCCCCCACCGAAGCGAGTGTGTCATCGGCCACCTTGTTGAAGATCGCTACGACGCGCGTGGTATCCGCCAACGTCAGGTCGTACTGGTTGATCGCCCCCGCTGCCGCGTCGGTAAGCGTTGCCACGTCCGTCTGAGAGAGGGCAGCAGCCTGTTGAATGGGAACCGTTTGTTTGAGCAGCGCATTTAACTCCTGCTGGCTCTCGATAATTTGCCCGGTGGCTTGCGCCCAAATCGTAATTCCGGTCGCCGTCGCCTCCGGATCCAGTACGGCCAGAGACGCCGACTGCTCGATGGTCAACGTGCGCAATTGCTGCGTAAGATCGGCGGAGAGGGCGAGCGAGCGCGCTGCCACGTCGGATTGCTTGGCAAACGTGGTGTAGTCTTTAGCGGCAACGACCACCGCGCCGGTGAGGATACCGGCGTTCATCTTCAGACTGTTGCCGATCTGTTGCAGGTCATTCGCTACGGCATAAAGCCCCTGGTGCTCGCGGCGCGCCTTTTCCAGTTCCTCGGTAAACAGCTTGACTGCACCGCCGACGCCGCGATATTTCGCGGCGATCTCGGCGGCCTCGCTCCTGATGCGGCGCTGCTCGGCGTCCACGCGCCCCAATTCGCGCACCACATCGCCCAATTGCGCCCCGCTGGCCTGCATCGCGGCCTCGACCTGCTCCCACGACAAGCCTAGATTCTGGGCAAGTTGCTGGGCCTGCGTTTGCAGTTGGCTGTTCTTCTGCGTCTCGCGGTTCGCCGCTGCCTGTTCGGTCTTGGCCTTTTTCAAGCCACCGATGACAGATTCCAGGCTCGCGCCGCTGGTTTGCATCCGCGCGTTAATGTCGGCCCAGGCTAACCCCAATTCGGCGGCCAGTTTCTGCGCATCGCCGAGGAGTTTGTTTTGGCGTTCCTGCTCCTTGATATTGGCGCGTCCTTCGGCTACGTCGAGCGTGGTCTTACCACGTTGGCGAATAGTAGCACGCCGCGCCGCCTCGGTTTTTTGTGCCACGCTACTCGCATTTTGCGTGTTGGTTTTGGACAGCTCGTTTTCGATAATCTGTCGAACCCGCCCGGCCTCACGCTTGACATCACTGCCATCTATGGTTATTCTTATTGCGTAAGTATTAGCCATTTATTTCCCCGGAAATAACGGAGGACGTATGACACCTAGCCCTGAATCGTATAAAGCAAAGTTGCGCATTTTGATGGGCCTCGCATTAGGCTTCGTCGTTGGATTTGTAATTACCGTCAGCATTATCACCAACCCCTACGATGTTCTGGGTACGTTATGCGTAGGTTCCATAGTCTTCCCGATCTGCATCTTCGCCGGCGGCTTCATCGCCGGCATCACCGACAAATCCTAACTACCAATGCGCTCCACCCGCTGCCGCAGCACCGCGCGCACCTGGTTATCGACCTGGTCAAGCGCCGTCGGACTCAGCCCGACGAAGGGCCGCGCCGGGACGTAGCGCCCGGTGTCGGTGATGCCGCCGGCGTGCAACCGCGCGATGCGTCCGGGTGTTTGTGGATCGTCCTCGGCGCTCAAGATAATGACCGTCTCATTGTTCCACGTCCCGGCCTGCGTGACGTTACGCGAGTGGCGGGGATCGGTGAACGATAGCAACAAGTCCTGCGTGCGCATCAGGATCGGGCGTTGCGCGCCCACGCGGAAAGGGATACCCCGGTGATCGATACCGCGTCTGCGTTCCTCTTGCGTCATCTTCGCTAACGCCGGCCAGGGATGTCCCTCCGGCGACTGTTGCCGCTCGAAGTTTTGGGCGATACCCCGCCGCGCAGCGTCGGCAACGATCTCCGTTTCGTGCGCGCCCAGCCCTGCCAGCCGCTCAATTTCACGCCAGGCAATCGCGCCGGTTTTCGTCAACTCTACAACGACACTAATCCGCATTACTGCTTACCCTCCCGGCTGCTGATCGGGCGTCAGACGCGCTTTTCCGCGTGCCACCCGCTGCGCCCGCGATTCCTCACGGCGCGCGATCCGCGTACCGTAAGCGTGTTGCAGCAATGTGGCGTTTTCCAACGTATTCCAGGTATACGGCACGGTCAGAAACAGCGCCTCGGAACGTAGCAACGCACGCAACAACGCGATTTGCTCATCCCAATCGCTATAACGCAGCCACTCCTCTGACCACAAACGCATCAACCCTGCAACTGCCGGGCCGCGCCGCCAAAACAGCATCCCGGAGTTATGATAGAGGTGCAATCCCGTACCAAGCCATTCCGCTGTTGCCTGACGCTCCGGTTTCAGAAAGGGCGAGTTCTCGACGCTGCCACTGCGCGCCTCGGCTAAAACGAAATCCCATGCATCCAGCAAGTCGAAACCCCGGCGCGGATGCGCGACGAACTGCGTATCGGCATCTACGTAGAGCACCCGCTCCCAGGGCGCGAGGACGTGCAGCCAGGGCTTTACCCGCCCGGCCAGAAACTTGTGACCGCACGCCTGGCGTTCGTCGAACGGGTCAAGAGGCAGCGCCAGTGCCGTGACGTTGCTCCACGTCGAAAAATGCGCAGCGGCATGGGTGTCCCCCACGACCAGCGCCGGCAATTCTGGCGCAATCGCCCACAGCGACCGCAACGAAGCCGCCGTCTGATACAGGGCATTGGTCCCCCAGGCCATATACACCACGCCACAGCCCGGCCGCGGCGCAACTATGCGTGGCTCGGCAAATAGCATTAAGCCACGTGGGTCACGACCACGGGCCGGGTCTGGAGGAACCACTTCCTGCGCCGTGTGATAGTACAGCCACGCCGGATGATAGCGCGCGCGGCTGGCATCGTGTAACAGCACGATCCCGCCTGGAGCCAACAGTTCACGCGCCGCCGCCATACACGCCACGCGCTGCCGTCCGTCTACGAAGATCACATCGAACCGTCCCACATCGTCAACGTTTAGTTCGTGATACGCCGGGAACGCCAGCAAACGCAGGGTGACGTTTGGCGGGATTTGCGCCTGTAATTTCGCATAATACTGCGGATTATGCTCCACCGTCCACCAATCGATTTCCGGGAATAACGCAGGCCAGTGGAGCGTACTCCCTCCACCTCCCCATTCCAGCACACGTCGTGGACGCCGTTGCACTAACAGCGCGTGAACGGCCTCCCGTTCGGCGTCGGTCAACATAGGATCTGGTAGCATTGGTCTCCTAATGCGGTGCTTCTGGGCGCGCCGCCGCGCGATGATTGTGCCACACAAAACGCGCATTAGCGCGCACGTGAGTATTCCACGTCTCGCGCAACACAGCGAGCCGGACCGGGGAGTGCTGCAACGCGCGAATAAAGGCCATCTGGTCGTGACGTTTCCATCGTTGCCATTCTTCATGCCAACGCGCAAAAAACTGCGCGGCGCGTTCCGAGCGCCGGAAGAAGATCACCCCGCTGTTGTAGTACAACACATCACCGTTCAATCCAACTTCGTCCAGCGTAGCAACCCGTTCTTCTGGGAGATGCTTCCAATGGCAGTCGGCAAAACGCCGGTTGCAATCCTGTGCAATCACCACATCTACCCACTGTAGCAGATTGAATCCCGGCGCCGGGCTGGCGACGACTTCAGTATCCGCGTCGAGGAACAGCGTCCGCTCGAACGGGGAGAGCGCGTACATACTCGTCTTTTGCGTGCGCGCGCCCGGATCAGCTTCCG